AGTGGTAGAAGTGTTTACAACTCCAGCGCAGGCAGCATATCGTCCCACAATACAAGATCGGTTGAATGAAAAAACAGCTGAAACAATTGGTGAAGTTGAAGGTGCTTATGACGAGCTTCTTGTAAATGGCAAGTCCCCTGATTTTAAACCCTACGATTTTCTAACCAGCAACAATGTGCCCCAAAGCCAACTTGGCAAATACGAAAAAGTATTTGCTGCCCGCAAGGACGAGTTGGAACAGGTTCAACTCAAACAGGATCCACAGCTGGTTGAAGGTTACAAAAATTACAAGCCTGTTGAAATCAAACGACAAATTGCCTGGATTGATTCATTGCTGGCAGGTATTGAACAATACCGTGGGGTCAAGAAAGCTACCAAGAAAGCAGCCGTTCGCAAAGCACCCAGCAAAGAAAAATTGGTTGCCAAGCTCAAGTATGCTAAGGAAGATAAGTCACTTAAAATTGTGTCAATCAATCCTGCAGATATCATTGGTGCCACAGAGCTTTGGGTATATAATCCCAAGACTCGCAAATTAGGAAAATATGTTGCAGATTCTGTCATAGGGCCATTGGCTATCAAAGGTACCACAATAGTGGGATTTGATGAAAGCAAGAGTCTAGCCAAAACATTGCGAAAGCCAGCTGACCAGCTGCAGGACTTTGCAAAAGCAGGCAAGATTGCACTACGCACCTTCTTAAAAGATATCAAGGCAGTGGAAGTAAAGTTGAACGGGCGGATCAGCTCTGATATATTGCTACTAAAAGCAGCCTGATCCAAGACTGTTGCAAGTATTAGTTTTGTACTAAATACTTGCAACAGGACTAGAATCACATGGCTACAATTAAACCTGGGGTAGACCCCCACACATTTGCAATTGCTACAGACAGCCTCGGCGGCCCGGGCCCAATTGCCTATGACGAGTCTTTATTAACACCATTGGATGAAAGACGTAATGAAATTGTTGATTACATTCGTTTGCGTCTTGGCGATGGTATTGTTGATGTTGAATTAGATCAAGAGCATTATCAGCTTGCTATCAAGCAGGCATTGATAAAGTATAGACAACGTGCCAGCAACTCAGTTGAGGATAGCTATGCATTTCTAAACCTATTGCCAGAAACTCAGGAATATATACTACCAAGAGAGATAGTTACCGTTAAGCAAATATTTCGTAGAGGCATTGGTAGTGTCACTGGCACTTCTGCAAGTCAGTTTGAACCATTTGCATCTGGTTATTTGAACACTTATATGTTGGTAGCAGGTAGGGTCGGCGGGTTGGCAAGCTATGAGTTATTTGCTCAGTACCAAGAACAGGCAATGAAAATGTTTGGTGGATATATAAACTTCACATGGAACTCTGCCACAAAGAAATTAACATTGGTACGTAAAATACCGTCAACCGGGCACAGTTACATACGCCTGTCCTCACTGACCGCCGATGCTCAAACAGTTGGTAGTACAATCACTCTTGTTGTTGAAGATCCCTGGCAAATTGCAGTTGGTAACAGTCTTGTTATTGCCAATTGTAAAATAGCAGGATATAATGGATACTACCTGGTAAAAACAGTAGACGGATTGAATAAAACAATCACAGTAACTTCAACAACTCAATTGCAAGCAACATCAGTTGTCACGCAAGATTTGCGTAGCACACAAGTGTGGAGCCCAACTACCGACATGCCAGCCGAATCAGTATTACTGCATATATACAATTATAAACCAGACAGCATGTTGTTGAATGATCATATGGTATTTCCTTGGTTACAAGATTATGCATACAGTTTTGCCAAACGTATTGTTGGTGAAGCTCGTAGTAAATTTGCACAGTTGGCAGGACCACAAGGTGGAACTACATTAAATGGTGATGCGTTGAAAAATGAAGCACTGGCAGAAATGACTCAACTTGAAGATGATTTGAAAAATTATGTAGACGGCTCGACCCCGTTGACTTGGATTATAGGATAAAAATGAAAATAACTGAAGTAATAACCGAAACCGGCATGGCCAAAATGGAACCAGAACACAAAGCTGCCATTAAAAATGCAGTTACATTTCCTGATCAAAATATGAGTACTGGATCTGCATACAAAAATTATCGATTTGGTATTGCATTGGCAGGAGCACCTGACTATCCTACCAAAGCAGATAATTATATTGCCGGTGACCCACTGTTGGCACCTTATACCAAAGAAGAGATGGACATTATCAACTATGCATCTCAACAGGTGGGCGACGGTAGCAAGCAAACTTGGAGCAACGGTCGCAGTCAAGAAATGGACAACGTTCATAAGATCAGTCCTGTGGCACCAAAGAAAAAGAACAAATACGGCGTCTAAGACCTATTGACATTCTTATACAAAATATAGTAAAATGATTCCAATAGGAACATTTTTATGATTATTGGAATTTGTGGATTTATTGGTGCAGGCAAAGATACAGCAGCAGACTATCTAGTCAACTTCCACGAATACAGACGGGAAAGTTTTGCCAATACATTAAAAGATGCAGTTTCAGCTGTGTTTGGCTGGGATCGTACCTTGCTAGAAGGCCGTACCAAAGAAGCCCGAGCGTGGCGGGAACAAGTGGATCCATGGTGGGCTCAAAGACTAGACCTGCCAGTTCTGACCCCGCGTTGGGTATTGCAGTATTGGGGCACCGAAGTTTGCCGACATGGATTTCATGACGACATGTGGATTGCTAGCCTTGAAAACAAATTACGCAACAGTAACGATAATGTGGTTATTAGCGATTGTCGCTTTCCTAACGAAATAACATCAATCAAATCCAGTGGTGGAAAAATTATCTGGGTTCAACGTGGGGTCACTCCGGGTTGGTATGAAATTGCAGCTCTGGCAAATCAAGGAGATACCAAGGCAATTGACTGGCTGACCAAGGAAGGTATTCATTCTAGTGAATATTCATGGGCAGGCACAGACTTTGATTCAATCATTGATAACAACAAGTCAATTGATCAATTGTACTTGCAACTTAAAAATCTGGTGTTATCTGACCTGGTTTCCACGACGTTGGCATCTTGGCCAGTTCTTGCTGACAATTGAGACAGATAGTTTTTAAATTGGTCCAGTTGACATTTTCTATTTTACCGTCAACATAGTAAACATTAGATTGTTCTGAAAATTTAAACTTAAAGGAACACTTGTCGCACCGATCTTTTTTCTTATAGCCCGAGCGAAACCAATTTGGCGCTTCGGGTTTGACTTTTTTGCCCTTGTGAATACATGATGTGCATGTTGTTCGATAATATGCCTTTTCTCCGCGGTAATAGTTCAATGCCACTGGATGGTGCCGGCACACTGGGCATATTAATCTTGATGATATGATATTATTAGCTGGCATATAGTACTTATGACGGAAAGGATCATGGAAAGGACCGCTAACAGAGGTGTTTTTGCCTACATAAAATAAATAACTACAACCACGTTTATAAAGGACGATTATCATGGCATTAGTATCCCCAGGATTAGAAATTTCAGTCGTTGACGAAAGTCAATATCTCCCTACAGCAGTAGGTACAATTCCGTTTGTGCTTTTAGCCACAGCTGAGAATAAAATAGTTAACGGTGTTATTGCATCGGGTACTGCCAAAGTCAATGCAGGAAAGATATACGGCATCAGCAGTCAGCGAGAATTAGCAACCACTTTTGGTTATCCTAATTTTCGTCAAAGTTCAGCCGGCACTCCACTGCATGGCGGCGAGCTCAATGAATACGGACTTATGGCCGCTTATAGCGCATTGGGATTAGGTAATCGAGTTTGGGTTATCCGTGCTGATGTTAATTTAAATGATTTAGTTGGAACAAGCATTCGACCAATTGGAGAAGTACCCAACAATACAGTTTGGTTAGACACTTCCACCACCAGCTTTGGGTTATTTGAATATAACAGATCTGACAACACATTTAAAAAAGTTACACCAATTTTAATTACTACCAATTCAAGTTGTATTACTGGAACAACACAGCCCAAGCCTTCTATTGGAGTGATTGGAGCATATGCAGTTATTGTTTTTAACAACAACAATACCGTATATTACAAGAATGAAGATAATACCTGGCTTGCCGTTGGTAGCACTGCCTGGGCTGATGCAATACCAGTTGTATCTAGCAGCTCGTCGGTTGTGAATATTCCTGCTGGTAGTGCATTTTTAATCAATGGAACCCAAGTTGACGCTATAGATGATATTATAGTGATGGCCGACCTGGCCGACCTGATCAACTCAGCTGCAATCCAAGACATTACTGCAACTGTTGTAAATGGTCAATTGGCTATCTCAGCGGGAGCAACAGCAACCAATGGTATAGACATTGGAGTTTGTGAGCTAACTAGTGCAATTATTGTGGATGTAGCGGCAGGGTTGTTTGTTACAGACCGCACTTATATTATTTCAAGCAGTGGCGATACTAACTTTACGGCAATTGGTGCACTTTCTAATGCAGTCGGAACAGTATTTACAGCCACTGGTCCTGGCGACGGTTCGGGCACTGCAACTCCGGTAGTTGAAGACAATTTAAGCAGTATTGGTATTATTGATAAAGTGTATGGTCGTGCCACTATAGATTTCAGTTCTTTTGCGCAAGTACCAACTTGGTCACTGTATGACGACATTACTCGTCCAACACTCAGTGTGTGGGTTAAAACATCGGTACAGGGATCTGGTGCTAATTTTACTTTGAAAAAATATAACAGTAGTTTGGAATCATGGAATTCAGTAACTACACCTTTATACGCAAACGGATTTGCTGCATTGTTTGGTATTGACCCAACAGGTGGCGGCGCTGGAATTGCAGTAGGTACGTCGTTTGTAAAATACAATTCAACAAACAATGACACTGTGAGTTTTACCATTTATACATTGGGTACCAAGGGGCAGACCAAAGTAACTGGCACCACTATACCAGGCTTAACTGCATTTACAATCGCTGACGATTTTACTGTTACAGTAAGTGTTCCTGGTAACGCAGTGGCTTCTACATATATTTGTACCTTGGCAGGAACTGGTGCTAGTGACTTTGTTGCAGCAATTTTAGCAGCTAATATTCCAAACGTTGTTGCTCAAGTTGAAGTCAATGGCACTATTAGTATCACACATCGTTCGGGTGGTATTATTAATTTAACAAATACTACTACTGGAAGAAATCCAATTACTACAGCAGGATTTGTTGCCAACAGTACTCCGGGAGTGGTGTCTAATATTGTTATTGGCTCTGTCAACTTGACAAATTGGAAACAAGAAGTTTATACCTTCAGTGATAGCGAGCCGTTTACATCTCCAGAAAATGGAAAAATCTGGTATTACAATGATCCAACTCAAGCTGATATCATGATAAACGACACATCTGGCTGGAAAGGTTACAAAAATGTAACACGCGATCCGCGTGGTTATAATTTATCTATGACAGATGCCAATGGTGTAATTGTTAGTCCGACACAGCCAATGACTCAGTCTGGTGAGGCTGGTGCAACATTGGTACCAGGTGATCTGTGGTTAGATACAGGAGACCTAGAAAATTATCCACAAATCTATCGCTATA